GCAGTCAAGGTTCTGACTCAAAAAGCTGGAGCCTAACCTGAAAGGAGGTGGCAGACCCCATGACCACACCAACAACAACGGCTGAACTCGTGGCACAGGTGAAGGCGAACCTAATCCTCACCCACGACGAAGACGATGCGTTGATCGGTTCACTGGTGGGGGCTGCCACCTCCTACGCCGTGGCCTATCAGCATCTAGACGACGGCCACTATGAGCATGAGGAGATGACCGGCACGACCAGGCAAGCCATCATCATGCTCGCCAGCCACTTCTACGAATCCCGCGACGGGTCAACCGCCGGGTTCTGGGCCGACAAGCCAGAGGCCGCCAAAGCTGTGTGGAACGCCGTCAACAACCTGCTCAGGCTCGACCGCCAATGGAAGGTGTGAACGGCTATGGCTGGTATTGGCTCAATGCGGGAGACCATCGACCTCATCGCGCCGGTGACAGTGCGGGATAAGGCCGGATTCACCACGACCTCCGACCAGATCATGGCAACAGTTTGGGCATATAGGGAAACCCGGCACGCGTCGGCCGCGTGGGTTAACCGTGCTGCTTACACCAAAGCCACCGTCCTGTTCCACATCCGGGCCATGCCTGGTCTTGAGGTCACGGAGGCGATGGAGATCGCTACTCATGACGGCAGATACGTGATCGACGCCGTAGAGACGATCGGCAGGTATATCGAAATCCTCGCCCACCAATCCGCGCCTGAAGGGAGTTAACCATGGCACGTGCGCAGATTAAACTACCGACCGCGTTCATAGATTCTCTTGAGGCCGCCAGCACCATGCTCGATACAGCCGCCGAGGAAGTGCTGCAGGCAGGGGCCAGCATTGTTGAGCCCCGGATGAGAGCGAACCTGGCAGGCGCGATCGGACAAGGGGCCGCGCCCTCGCGCTCCACCGGGCAACTGTTTGGCGCGCTGGGCACAACGACAGCGAAAGTGAACTCACGCGGCGACCACAACGTAAAAATCGGGTTTGCTGAGAACCGTCGCGACGGACGCTCCAACGCGCTGATCGCCAACGTCCTCGAACACGGACGATCCAACCAGCCCGCACGCCCCTTCCTAGCGCCAACCCGATCCCAGACCAGGCGGCCAGCTACCGAAGCGATGAAACAAACCTTGGTAGCCCGCATGAACCAGGTGGCCCCATGACAGCCACGCCTTTGCTGGAACGCATCACTGCAGTTGCTGACGGTCTCGGGGTGCCGATCGCGGTCGGCCTCTTTACGGCCACACCGCTGCCGGACACTTACTTGGTTGCCACGCCTTTGGCTGACCTGTTTGACGTGTTCGCCGACAATCAGCCCGGCGTCGAGGTCGAAGAAGTACGCCTTGGCCTGTTCACGAAAGGCAACTACCTAACCGAGCGTGACCGGCTCACTACCGCGCTACTCGAGGCTGGCCTGACGATCACGGCACGCAGGTATGTCGGTTTCGAAGCCGACACCAAATACCACCACTACGGGCTCGATCTTGCTGCCCATAACCCCTACAACACTGTGGAAGGACACTAAATAATGGCCACCATCGGTCTAGACAAGCTCTATTACGCCACCATCACCGAAGACCCCGCCACTGGCGAGGAAACCTACAGCAAGCCCACGCAGCTCGCGAAAGCGATCTCTGCCGAACTATCGGTCGAGCTTGCTGAAGCGATCCTCTACGCCGATGACGGCGCAAGCGAGATCGTCAAGGAGTTCAAGTCGGGCACGCTCACCCTCGGCGTCGACGATCTCGGTGTTGAGGCAGCTGCCGCACTGACCGGCGCGCAAGTCGATGCGAATGGCGTGTTAATCTCGACCTCGGAGGACAATACGACTCCGGTGGCGATCGGTTTCCGTGCGGCCCGATCGAATGGCAAGTACCAGTATTTCTGGCTGTACCGGGTCAAGTTCGCCCTACCAACCACGACTCTAGCGACGAAGGCCGACAGCATCACGTTCTCGACCCCGACGATTGAGGGCACGATCCTGCGCCGAAACAAGCCAGATGGCAAGGGCCGCCACCCGTGGAAGGCCGAAGTCACCGAAGGAGCAGCAGGCGTCAAGCCAGAAACCATCACCGGCTGGTACACCGCCGTCTACGAACCCGCCAACACGGCAGGCGTAGGAGCCGCATAATGAGCAACAAAACTACGAGTACGAAGACGGCAGACTCGCCAGCAGTAGTCTCGATCGGTGGTAGCGAGTATGAACTTGTGTTGACCACGCGCGCGACCCGTGAGATTGCTGCCCGCTACGGCGGGCTGGAAAACCTCGGCGACGCTCTGGAGACCAGTGAGGACTTCGCCCACACCCTCGGCGAGGTGATTTGGCTGATCACCCTGCTCGCCAACCAGTCGGTGGCGATCCACAACCTCCAACACCCCGACGACCAGCATCCTGAGTTGACGGTGGATGAGGTTGAACTGCTCACCGTTCCAGCTGACCTGGCCGACTATCGCAGTGCGATCGCCGCCGCCCTCCAGCACGGCACTCGCAGAGCGATCGAGACCGTTCAGGCCCCAAAAGACCCGGTGAAGGACGCATAACCACCAGCGCCGAGGCCACATTCACCAGGCTCACCTACATCGGCCTGGCCCACCTGAACCTCACCCAAACAGAGGTCGAACTCATGGTGTTCGGGCGGCTGCTCGATCTGGTGGACTGCTGGCTCATCGACACCGGCAGAGCAGAACCTGTCCGGCACTGGTTCATTGACGACGTCATCCCAGCTGGGATTTAGCAAGCTGGGATGAGGCTCCAAGGAATGTGTTTGCGGACGAAACCGCTGCGACTGCGGCGTGGAACGTCGAGAGCGTCGCGGGCAACCTTGCGCACGAGAGCCGGATCTGCGCCCAGGGCTTCTGCGATCCAGACGAGGCCTTCAGGATGCTGGAGGCGGTTGTAGGTCGTTTTCGCTGACCGGTTTGGTGCTCGACGTGTGAAGGCTCCAGAACCACGGGTGGCCTGCGAGGCAAACCAGCTGGACATGTGCTCGCGCTGCGATGTCCACCACCGGCCATTCTTCTGCGGATCTGCTTCTTCCATCGCATCCGAGATCGGCAAATGCTCCGGCAACCTCGCCAGCAGCCGCGCGAATTCTTTCACGTCGACATCCATCTCGTTCATCGGCCACTCCTGATCCGGGGTTGGTTCGCTCAATCAATTTTCCCACGAGGAGGTGTAAATATGGCTGATAGCTCGTTTGGGTTGAAGATCGGGTTGGAGGGTGAGCGGGAGTTTAAGCGCGCGATCACCGAGATCAACCGCGAAATGCGGGTCCTCGGCTCGGAGATGAAGCTCGCGGCCTCGGCGTTTGCGAAGAATGAGGCGTCGGCTGCCTCGTTGACGGCAAAAAACCAGGTACTGGCCAAGGAAATCGACGCGCAGCGGTCGAAGGTCGACACGCTGCGGGCGGCGTTGGATAATGCCGCTTCGTCGTTTGGGGAGAACGATTCTCGGACGAAGAATTGGCAGATCCAGCTCAACAACGCCCAGGCTACGTTGAATGGTCTGGAGGCGGAGCTTGAGGACAATATCGATGCGCTCAAGCAGTTCGGCTCGCAGGCCGATGGTGCGGGTGACGACGCGAAGGATGCCGCGAACCAGACCGGCAGGCTCGAAACGGCGGTCGATGATCTTGGCGGTGAACTCGACGACACGACGGGTAAGACTCGTGTTTTCGGGGATGTGCTGAAAGCCAACCTGGCTTCGGAAGCGATCGTCGCTGGCGTAAAAGGCATCGTGAACGCAGTCGCTAGTGTGGCGAAGGGGTTCGGGTCGGCTCTCAAAGATGGTGTGGAGTACAACGCCCGGATGGAGCAGTACACCACCAGCTTCACGACCATGCTCGGGGATCAGGCGAAAGCCCAGCAGCTTGTCAATGATCTGAAGGCTGAGGCTGCGCGTACCCCGTTTGGCATGGAGGATTTGGCGAAGAACACCCAGGTTCTTATGGGTTTTGGCATGTCCGCCGAGGAGGCCCAGCTGCGACTGGGGCAGTTGGGTGATATTTCGCAGGGTGACGCGGTCAAACTTGAATCGCTCACGCTGGCGTTTGCGCAGATGTCGTCAACGGGCAAGCTTACTGGCCAGGACTTGAACCAGATGATCAACGCTGGATTCAACCCGCTCGAAGAAATGAGCCGGAAAACTGGCAAGAGTATTGGTGAGCTCAAAGAAGAAATGGGCAAGGGCGCGATCTCTGCGGAGATGGTGGCTGACGCGTTCGCTAGTGCGACTGCTGAGGGTGGCCGGTTTTATGGGGCGATGGACGCCCAATCCCAAACCTTCTCCGGACAGCTCGCCACCTTGCAGGATGGCGTCGCGAACCTGAAAGGTGTGCTCGCTGCTGGGTTGTCGGACACGTTGGCGGGCACTGTGTTGCCGATGGTCAACGGTTGGGTTGATGAACTCACCGTGGCGTTCGAGGAAGGCGGCGCACCCGCCCTGATCGACACGTTCGGAACCATTTTGCAGGAGGCGTTGGCGTTTATTGCCGAGCAGCTACCCATGGTGATCGAGTCGGGTATGTCGATCCTGAATGCCTTGATTGAGGGCATCATCGAGGTGTTGCCGAGCTTGGCTGAGACTGCCGTCCAACTCGTCACTGCCCTTCTTACTGCGATAATCGAAGCTCTCCCGCTGCTACTTGATGCCGCGTTGCAGGTGATTACAACCTTGGTGACGGGTATCGCTGAGGCATTGCCGGAGTTGATCCCGGCAGCGATCGAAATGTTGATGGCGCTGGTGCAGGGGCTGATCGACAACCTGCCGATGCTGTTAGAGGCGGCGTTGCAGCTCATCATGGGCTTAGCGCAGGGGTTGCTGGAAGCGTTGCCGGTGTTGATTGAGGCGCTGCCTGCGATTATTACCGGGATCGTCGAGTTCCTGATTGGTGCGATCCCGCAGATCATCACCACGGGGATCACGTTGCTGACCTCCCTGGTGCAGGCGTTACCACAGATTATTACCGCGATCGTGACGGTGTTGCCGCAGATCATCACCGGCATCATCACCACATTGCTCGCCGCTTTGCCACAGTTAGTGCAGGCAGGTGTGCAGCTGCTGACGGCATTAATCGGTGCGATGCCCACGATCATTACGACGATTGTGGCCGCGCTGCCGCAGATCATCGCAGCGATCGTCTCCGCAATCGGTGGCGCGATCCCGCAGCTTGTGCAGGCCGGGGTGCAATTGCTGACGGCGATGGTTCGTAATCTGCCGCAGATTATTTCGACGATTGTGGCGGCGGTTCCACAGATCATCACTGGCATTGTCGGCGCGGTGCGTGGCGGGTTCAGCCAAATGGCGTCGGCTGGCGCCGATCTGGTGCGTGGCTTGTGGAACGGTATCCAATCCTTGGCGGGCTGGTTGTGGGATCAAGTCTCCGGCTGGATCGGCGGTATTTGGGACGGCATCACCGGCTTCTTCGGCATCAACTCGCCCTCGAAAGAAATGGCGTGGATCGGTGACATGCTCACCCGAGGCCTCGCCGGTGGTATCACCACCACAGGAAAGCGTGCCGTCACGGCTGCCCAGGGTGTAGCTAGCGACACCCTGGATGCGATGAGTGACCTCGCCAGCGGACTCGACGTGCCCATCACCACCAGCATCGAGCCGGTAAGGATCCCCGAGCTGGACCTGGCCCCCATGTCGATGACTACGCATCGTTCAGCGGAATCTGGCGGCACGGATAATCGGGTGGATGTGGCGGGCATCGTCGACCAAACAGCGAAACGACTGCTAGATGGTTTGGACATCAAGGTGGTACTCAACGACGGCACGTTGGTCGGCAAGTTGGCGCCCAGCCTGAACCGCCAACTAGCACGGTTGAGTACTCACCACAGCGTACTGACGGCAGGAGGCGTGTGATGCGTAGTTTCATTCTCGACCACACCACCACTTCGGCCAGTCTCGGGCTACGACTGGCAGGTTTAGTGGAGATCCCAGTAGCCGAGCCCGTGGTGGACGATATTGAGGTGGCAGGCCGAGCAGGAACCCTCACCCGCGTTGGTGGTTGGCGCGACACCGTGCTGACACTGCCGCTGGCCGTCAAACAATCCCAGTACGCCTATCAGCATGCGGCAGTTGCGTTGATGGACGCATCGACGATCGGGCTGTCGGGTGAACCGGGATTGTTCCGAAACATCAAACACGCCACGATCAGCCCGCTGCGACGAGAACTGGCGTCGTGGGGATTCTTCGAGGCTGAACTCGTCTGCGAACCGTTCGCTTACCTCAACACTGGCCTCGTCAAGCACACGCTGAGTGCCTCGGGTTCCGTTGTTAACCCTGGCCTGATCGACTCCGCGCCGATCATCACTGTCCATGGCACGGGCACGCTCACCCTGACGATCAACGGTGTGCCGTATCGGGTGGCATCCCCATCAGGGCAGGTCACACTCGATAGCGCCCGGCTCGTCGCCCACGTCGCAGGCCGAGTCCAAACCGACGCGCTCATTGGAGACTTTCCGCTACTAGTTCCAGGGGTCAACAGGTTCACGCTCGGCACCGGCATTTCAAAGATCGAAGTTACGGGCAACTGGCGAAACCCCTAACCCGTACTCATTCGATACCCACGATCTCTGGTCGTGGGCTTTCTTGTTTCGGAAAGGAACCGCCCCGCAATGCTGATTGTTCATGACCGTGCGGCTACTGATTTCACTGCAACCGGGCTGGGCGTCCTCGACCCCGAGATTATCGAGGCAGTGGTCAGTGAAGAGCTCGGCGGCCAATACGTGCTCACGCTGACGTATCCGGCTGACGGGCCACTAGCGGACAAGCTGAGTCTTGAGGCGATTATTGCCGCGCCAGTACCGGGTGCGACGATGCGTCAAGGGTTTCGTATTCACGAGGTTTCCACGACCCTGGACGGGCTACTGGATATCACTGCTTTTCACGTGTTCTATGACCTGGCAGGCAATTTCATCGCCGACACCTACGTGGTGAACAAGACCGCTAAAGCTGCCCTCGACCAGTTGCTCGGTGCTGCGACCACGCGTCACACGTTCACTGCGACCAGTTCCGATACGGCGACTCGAGCGAGTGCTCGGATTGTGCGAATGCCGCTAGCGGCAGCACTTGTGGATTCGGGTGCGGATAACTCGTTTGTGTCGCGTTGGGGCGGCGAGATCACCCGCGACAATTGGCATATCCACCACGGGGCTCGGCGCGGGGCGGATCGGGGCGTAGTGATCCGCGACCGGAAGAACCTGACCGGCTACCAGTCCGATATTGATCTGTCCAGCGTGGTGACCCGGATTGTGCCGGTGGGCTATGACGGGATCACCCTGCCCGAGTTGTATGTCGACTCGCCCAAGCTCGCCTCGTTTGTGACGCCACGTATCAAGGTGATCCGCTACCCGCACATCAAAGCGATCAAAGACCCGGAGCGTCCCCGCGAAGACGAAGTGTCCCTCGACCAGGCACACGCACTGCTGCGCCAAGCTGCGAAAGTCGAGTTTGCCAAGAACCTTATGGATGAGCCTGCCGCCACCTACAAAGTGTCGTTCGTCGAGCTCGCCTCCACCAACGAGTATGCCGATTTCGCACAGCTAGAAACTGTGCTGCTGGGAGACACGGTAATCGTCCGCCACGCTGATCTTGGTGTCGCGTTGACCGCGCGGGTAGTCGGCTACGAGTACGACCCGCTCCGCCAGGTATACGTGTCGGTGGAGTTGGGGTCGGTGGCCGCGAAGTTCACCTCCATCACCCGCCAGATCACGTCCGTGTTGGACGTGGCTGAGGTAGCCCACGACCTTGCCGGTGTGGCACTCGCATCGGCTGACGGCAAGACGACCAACCATTACGGGCCGACCCAACCTGCCACGGCGCGCCTTGGTGATACGTGGTTCAAAACCGACGGTGAAACGACCGAGATTTGGATCTACCAGATCACGGACACCGGCCAACCCGGCTGGGTCGCGCTCGCCACTGACCTCAACCATGCCCAAGTCACAGCTGAACTGGCCGCCGCACGCCTGGAAGTGGACGCAGCACAGCAAGCCGCCGACCAAGCCCAAGCGGCAGCTGATGCCGTCAACGCTCGAATGTCAGGCGTAGAGGTTGAACTGGGGCAGGTACGCCTGGCCGCGTCGAGTGCTCAGAGCAAAGCCGAGCAGGTTCAGCAGGAGGTGACACAGACCGCTGCCAAGGTTACGGCAAATGAGGGGCTGATTAGTCAGGCGAAAACTCGTGCGGACGATGCCTACACCATGGCATCAAAGACCCGCGATGATAGCCAGGCATGGTTCGTCCAACTCACAGATGCGGACAAAACGTTGTCCTCATCAATATCGATGTTGACTACTGATGTGAACCTGCGCGTGAAATCAGGCGAGATCATTTCCCAGATCAACCTGTCCCCAGAAATCATCCTGATCGACGGCAAACGCATCCACATCACCGGGCAAACCAGCATTGATAACGCCACCATCACCACCGCAGCGATCGCCAACGCCGCGATCACTGACGCAAAAATCGCTAGCCTGTCAGCTGCCAAGATCACCACCGGGTATCTGGCGGCAGCCAGAATCGCAGCAGGGTCGATCACGTCCGATAAGCTCACGATCGCGAACGGATTCATCACCAACGCGATGATCGCTAACGCCGCGATCACTGACGCGAAAATCGCCAGCTTGTCGGCTGCCAAGATCACCACCGGCTATTTAGCGGCAGCCAGGATCGCTGCCGGGTCGATCACTTCTGACAAGTTGACGATCGCCAACGGATTTATCACCAACGCGATGATCGCTGATGCTGCGGTCACGAACGCGAAGATCGCGAACCTTGATGCCGCCAAAATCACCACCGGCGTTTTGAGCGCGGCGCGGATTGGTGCCAGAACCATCACGGCCGACAAGCTCGCCACGAACGCGATCCAAGTCGGACTGGCGGACTGGAACCAGTCGATCAGGATTTCACCGACCCAGATCACCTGGTACAACGGTGCCACGCTGGAAGGAAAAATCACCAGCGCGGGGATGCAGTTTTGGTACGGCACCCGCTATATCGGAGAGTTCGCCCGTCGTGCCCACAAGGACAAGCCCGATGTGCAAGGAATCGTCAACCAGCTCGCGTATCGGGGTGACTATGTGGCCTGGACCTACCAGAGTGCGTCAGGTGGGGATTACTTCACCTGTTTCACGCTTGATCCGAAGGGAAAGTTCTACGGAAGTGCAGGGATTCATCTGGGCTCTGACCTTCGCACTGGCGGCTACAAGTTCTACACGACAGGGTCGCGCTATGTGACCTTGCAAGACGTGGCGCTCTCGGGGCGCGGTACTCATCCGGGCTGGGTCGGCCCCTCGGGGCTGTCGAAGATCGCTTTCCACACCTATGACGTGATGATCGTCTCGAACGGGTCGTTCTACAACATGTCCCGCGTGTTCGATCGACTCAAAGACCTCATGAGCCGGGTCAACGAACTCATCAGGCGTTTGAACTACGGCTGGATCACCTCAATATCTGGATCGGGGTCGAATATCACGTGGTCCAACTTCTCCAATACCGGCCTATCAGCCATGTCCACCAGCCTGACGTAAAGAAAGGGAACCTATTCATGCGGATCACGCTCGCAAACACCGACCTGCAACCGGTCATTGACCTGCTAGCAGGCATGCCGCTCAAAGCTGCCCAGTCCAGGGCAAGAACCAAACTGCTCGACCTGGTTCGGCAAGCCAATGTCAGATTCGGTGAGGACGAATACGCCCTCGTCAGTGAATATGCGGTCCTCAACGACCAAGGCGAACCCGTTTTTGATGACACCGGATCGTTCAACCTTGCCGACCCACACAAGGTGGCTGAGTTCCTCGAAGCCCGCAACCAGTTGCTGACATCACGGGTCGAGGTGGAAGGCCCCACCTATGACGGGCACGCCGCTGACATCCTCGACCTGCTCGACACCTATGACCAGCCCCTGACCGGGGTAGCAGCGGACGCCTATGCGGCCTTGTATGACGCCATCACAACCAGCAAGGAACAATCATGAGTGAACACGCCATTATCCCGATCCCGTCCGACCCAACCGAGACGCCGCCAGCAACCACCGTAGAGGAGCAGACTCCTGAGCTAATTGAGCCGGAGTCGCATGTGTTGGATTTGACGGTGCCGATCCTGGAAGTCCTCACCGACCCCAGCCTCTAACCACCCCCAATAGATCGAAAGTTTCTGCGTCGCTGCCCGCCAAGGGTGGTGGCGCATTTTTGTTGCCCCGAGAAAGGAGCACAACCCATGTCCGTGAAAACTATCTGGGCGGCCATCCAATCCGTGTTCACCGCGATCGGGGCCTGGCTGGGTGCCTGGCTGGGCGGGGCAGACGGGCTGATCATCGCCCTGACCGCTTTCGTCATTGCCGACTACATCACCGGAGTCCTGGCGGCTATCACCGAAAAACGCCTGTCCTCATCAATCGGGTTCAAAGGGATAAGCCGAAAGATCGTGATCTTCGCGTTCGTCGGCCTGGCCCACATGCTCGACAGCCACGTACTCGGCACGCCAGGCGTGCTACGCACCGCGACCATCTTCTTCTACCTGTCCAACGAAGGCATCAGCCTGTTGGAAAACGCGACCCGGCTCGGGCTACCGATCCCTGCCCAGATGCGTGATGCCCTCGACGCGATCGCTAACCGCACCAACACTCGACCCCCGCTCAACCAGCAAGGAGACACCAAATGACTTTCTCGCCACTATGCGCCCGCAGCGTGCCCACAAAGAACTACTCATCCAGGCAAGGAAACAAGGTCCGACGCCTGATCATCCACTACACCGCAGGCGGCACCGACGAATCCAACGTGCGCCTGCTATCTAGATCTCAAGACTACGGACGGCAAGCTTCCTGCACCTACGTCCTGCAACGAAACGGTGCCTTGGTCGGGATCGTGCCCGAGGAATATCGGCCCTGGACCTCCGGCTCCTTCAGCGCGGACGCCACCTCCGTCACCGTCGAAACCGTCATCGCACCCAAAGGCCAAGCCACTGCTGCGCAAATGGAAACCCTCGCCAAGCTCGCAGCTGACCTATCCAACCGCTACGGCTGGGGACCATTGAACCGCACCAACGTGCGAGGTCACCGCGAATTCGCTGCCACCGACTGTCCAGGACCCTACCTGTGGCCACGCATGAACCAGATCGTTGAACGCGCCAAGCAAATCCGAGGCGGAGCAACCCCCACCCCCCAGACCAAGCCTGCACCATCGGGTGACATCGACGCACTCGCTGACGCCGTCATTCGTGGCGAGTACGGCAACGGAGACGAACGACGACGCAGACTCGGCAACAAGTACGAGGCAGTTCAACGCCGAGTCAACGAGAAGCTCTCTGGTAAGCAACCAGCCAAACCAACACCCAAGCCAGCCGCCAACATTGATGCGCTGGCCGATGCGGTGATTCGTGGCGAGTACGGCAACGGTGAGGAACGCAAACGCAGGCTGGGCTCCAACTACGTCGCCGTGCAAGCGCGGGTTAATGAGAAGCTCGCGGGCAAGAATACGAAGCCAAGCGTGGATATTGATGCGCTGGCTGATGCGGTGATTCGCGGCGAGTACGGCAACGGTGACGAACGCCGCCGCAGGCTCGGGGCGAACTATGCCGCCGTCCAGAAACGGGTGAATCAGAAACTCGGCTACTAAACACTGCGTCTCAAACGACTATTCAATGGCCCCGCTGCTGCCCTTCGTGGTGGTGGCGGGGCCATTTTTCGTTTTCCTGGCCAAGGGGGAGTGGGTGGTTATAAATCGGGGTGGCTCGAAGCCTTGTCAGTAGAGACCTACTGACAAGGAGAGCGCCGTGGCGAGTGAGATTACCCGTGAGCAAGTGATGGAGCTGCGCCGCCGAGGCGCATCGTATGGGCAGATCGCCGCCAGTTTGGGCATGTCACGCAACACGGTGAAGTCAATCTGCCGCAGATCCGACATCACCACCGCCCCCGTGCTCGAGTGTGAGCCTGCCACGGCCTGCGAACAGTGCAACGGCCATATCGAGCCAGCGGTAGCAGGGCAAAGGTTCTGCTCCGATGCGTGTCGCCTGGCGTGGTGGCATGCCCACCCGGAGCGGCTCAACCGGCAGGCGATATACACCTTCACTTGCGCCGCCTGCGGTGAGAGCTTCGACGCCTACGGAAACAAGCACCGCAAGTACTGCTCGCACCCGTGCTATATCCGCCACCGCTTCAACACCCGAGGCGGCAGACCATGACGAGCGACATCTTCGATGCCGAAGTCGACCTCACCCGACAGGTCACCTTCATCGATCACCTTGCTCAGGCCGGTGCGCTCACCGAACAGGAAGCGAACGCTGTCCTTGCCCGAATCGCAGATGAGTCGGCTGCTGTGGTGGGGGCGCTGATTGTGCGGGTTCGACTGGATAAAACCCGGGTTTAGAGCGTACATGGATACAACCACCAAAACCCCTAGCCAACAAAGGAAAGCAGGCGGCGAAAGGAGAGTGATGCACGTGGGTGAGATGAGGGTGATCCCGGCAAGATCAGCGCGGCCTCAGCGGTTGAAGGTTGCAGCCTATGCGCGGGTGTCCACCGAACACGAACGCCAGTTGTCCTCGATCGCCGCCCAAGTCTCGCACTACTCCCGCCTCATTCAATCCACGCCTGGTTGGGACTATGCAGGTGTCTTCATCGACGAAGGCATCACCGGCACCTCCACCAAACACCGCGACGGATTCAATAGCCTCATGGACACTGCCCGGGCAGGCGGCATCGACGTGATTTTGACGAAGTCGATCTCCCGGCTCGCCCGCAACACCGTCGATCTGCTCGATACTGTGCGCGAGTTGAAAGCCCTCGGGGTGGCGGTGCGCTTCGAACGTGAACAGATCGACACCGCCACCGCTGACGGTGAACTCCTGCTCACCCTGTTGGCATCGTTCGCGCAGGAAGAATCCCGATCCATGTCAAAGAACGTCAAATGGGGGATCAGGAAGAAATACGCCGACGGAGCTATGCACTCGCGCCAACCCTACGGCTACCAATACGTGGGTAGTGACTTGGTCATCATCGAAACCGAAGCCGAGATCATCAGAAGGATATTCACGGAGTTCCTAGACGGCATCTCACCCGAAGCCACAGCCGCCCAACTGAATGCTGAAGGGATCACGCCCAGGCGCGGAGCCAAGTTTCGTGGGAAGACGATCCGTAAATGGCTCGAAAACGAAATCTACACCGGCCGCGTCATACTGCAAAAGTACTATCGGCCAAAAGTGGCAGAATCGAACTGTCATACCAACACCGGCGAGCTGCCACGCTACCTGGTCGAGGAATCCCACCCGCCGATCATCGACCAAGCCACGTTCGACGCGGTTCAAGCCGAGCTTGCCCGGCGCAGACATCTTGGACGTGGAGCCACACCCTCAGGTGGAACTACCGGGCTCACATCCCGGATCGAATGCTCTGTCTGTGGCCGGTTCTATCACCGCCGCACCAAGAAACGCCGCGCGTCAACATACAAGTTCTGGTGGTGCGAAACCGCCACCAAAGGCGAAGGCAACCCCTGCCGGGCACCACAAATCCGAGAAACCCACCTCACCCGGATCTGCACACGCGTGCTCGGGCTGAACGACTGGGACGACGAGCACGCGCTCACGCACCTGACAAAGATCGTCATTAACCCCGATCGCACACTCACCATCCACACCACCAGCAGCCATGCGCCGGTGACGGTGAGCCTGGACGAGGAGACCGCGCGATGACCACGACGCAGATCAGGAGCAAGCGGGTTACCGCGATCCCCGCCACGAAAACACCCGGCCACAACGCTCTAGCAGGTGTTCAACGTCGGCGTAGAGTGGCGGCCTACGCGCGGGTCTCCACCGAAGCTGAGGAACAAGCCTCCTCCTATGAGGCGCAAATCGACTACTACACCCGCCACATCCAATCGCGCAGCGAGTGGGAATTCGCTGGCATGTACGCCGACGAAGGCATCACCGGCACCACCACCAAACACCGCGAAGGCTTCAAAACCATGATCGCTGACGCCCTCGCCGGAAAAATCGATTTGATCCTCACCAAAAGCGTGTCCCGGTTCGCCCGCAACACCGTCGACACCCTCACCCACGTCCGCCAACTCAAAGACGCAGGCGTGGAGGTCTACTTCGAAAAAGAAAACATTTGGACTTTGGATTCCAAAGGCGAACTACTCATCACCATCATGAGTTCACTTGCCCAAGAAGAATCCCGCTCCATTTCTGAGAACGTCACTTGGGGACACCGGAAACGCTTCGCCGACGGGAAAATCATGGTGCCCTACTCAGCCCTGCTCGGATACAAGAAAGGCGAGGACGGAAACCTCGCCATCGACGAAACTGAGGCCCCGATCGTGCGGCGCATCTACG